GATGGCCGCCGTGATGACCGATGCCCTCCAAAAACTGGAGCCCACCGACTTCTTCACCGAGGATGCCGCCAAGGTGATCGAGGAGGTCGAGCGCCGCGAGCTAGGCCGGCTGGAAAAGGCGCAGTGGTTTGAGCGGTTCGCCTACGTCCAGAACGATGACAGTTACTTCGACATGCAAGACCGCCGCGAGGTGTCGCGCGGCACGTTTAACGCCCTATTCCGGCACGTGTCGTGCCAGTCCATCCACACCAAGCGCCGCGTCGAGGCGTCGGTCTGTTATGACGAGAACCGGCAGGCCATGGGCGCCCGGTCGGTCGTCGGGATCACCTACGCCGCCGGCGAGTCCATGCTGGTGTCGCGCGATGGTGACGTTTACGGCAACCGCTGGCGTGACGCGCGCCCCGTGCCCGGATCGGGCGACGTGTCGCCGTGGCTGGCGCACTGCCGGGAGCTGGTGCCCGAGCCGGCGGAGCTGGACCATATCCTGAACGTGATGGCCTTCAAGGTGCAGCACCCCGAGGTCAAGATCAACCACGCCGTGCTGCACGGCGGCACGCAAGGCTGTGGCAAAGACACCCTGTGGGCGCCGTTCATCTGGGCCGTCTGCGGTCCGGGGCTGCAAAACAGGGGCTTGCTGGACAACGACACGCTAGGGTCGCAGTGGGGCTATCAGCTGGAGTGCGAGGTGTTGATCTTGAACGAACTGAAGGAGCCCGAGGCCCGCGAGCGCCGCGCGCTGGCAAACAGGCTAAAGCCCATCATCGCGGCACCCCCTGAGATGCTGTCGATCAACCGCAAGGGGCTGCACCCCTACGATATGGTCAATCGTATGTTCGTCCTGGCCTTCACCAATGACCCGGTGCCGATCACGATCGACAGCCAAGACCGCCGCTGGTTCTGCGTCTGGTCGCACAACGAGCGCATGGACCCGGACCGCGCGCAGGCGCTGTGGCGCTGGTATAAGGCGGGCGGATTCGCCGCTGTGTGTGGCTGGCTGCACGCCCGCGACGTGTCGGCCTTCAATCCCGCCGCAGCGCCGATGTGGACCGAGTTCAAGGCTAACTTGGTCGAGCACGGTATGTCCATGGCCGAGTCTTACTTGGTCGATCTCATCCGGGGCCGCCGTGGCGAGTTCGCCGCCGGTGTGGTCGGCTCGCCCTTCCATTCGCTGTGCGATCGGCTGACCGGCGCCGCCCCGGCTGGGGTCAAGATCCCCCAGGCCGCGCTACTGCACGCGTTGCGCGAGGCGGGCTGGACGGACTGCGGGCGCCTGTCGGCTGCCGGATACGCCACAAAGAAGCATATCTTCGCCGCCCCGGACGTCGCGCGGATGCACAGCAAGTCCGAGCTGCGCCGCATGGCGGATGACGCGCCGCCCACTAGCGGGCTGCGTGTGGTGTCGTAACGGTAGGCAAAAAAAGCCCCCGCACGCGGTGAGGTCGCGGCAGGGGCGAGGTGCCAGGGGAGGATGGCCCGGCTGGGGTTATGCTTATAAGTCTAACAGATCAACGATCAGGGCTGCAAGCAGCAGGCCCAGGACTAGCCAGATCATCGCCCGAGCAGGAACACGACCAGCACGGCACCCAGCACGCCGGCCAGCAGGGCGAGCACGCCGGCTGCACCATGCGGTGGCGTCCAGTCCTCGATCGGTCGATTGTGGTCGAGCTGGCGCGCGAAGGCGAAATGGCGCGGGTCGTGATCGTATCGCTGGCCGATCACCATAGATCGCCCCTTGCCTGATTGATCGCTTCGTCCAGGTCGGATATCAGCGGTAACAGGCCGGCGTGATCGGCGGGGAAGCGCTTTTCCAATTCCTTGAGTAGTGCGTCGGCGCGGTCGCATAGGGTCTCCGTTGAGTTTCGCAAGCGGTCGATTCTCATTTCCACGTTATTCACTCCTTCCCTCTGGTTCATCGGCCTCGTTAAACCAGGTGAACCAGCCTTGGTCGCAATGGGCTTGAATCGACCGATATCCGTATTCATCCCGCCTTGTGTGAATTTTATTGATGCTACCGTCATTTATTGAGCGATGCGCGGCTTCAAGGGCTTCGTAATAGGCATTCATAACGATATCCACAGGGCGAACAGAATCCAGACGCCGAACAGGGCACCGGCCAGGTATTCAAAAAATGCGCGGATGGTAGGGTTCATGCTGTCACCTCCAGTTCGTCAATGTAGTGCTCTGCGATGGAATACCAGCAGACTTCACGTAGCGCAGAATTGAACAGATCAGCAAACATACCTTGGGAGGGTATCTGTAGTTCTGCCAGTTCTGTATAAAAGTCCTGCATCGACCGGGCCAGTTCGTCCGTGTCGCGCAGTTCTGCGGCGCGCTCGCGCCACTGCTCGCCGTCGCCGTCGTTGTCGATCCAGAGATTGACTAGCCAGGTTTCGTAGTTTTTCCAGCCGTTGTATTCAGTAGCCATGATAAATCCCTCACTAGGTTAGGTTATGGCGCCAATGCGCGCCCCACTGCGCCTAGGTAGGCGCAGGGAGTCGAACACTAAACCGCTTTCAATTCCTGAGCCGGTGCCGAAAAGCCCCAGTTAACGTGTAGGTCAGTCGGCGCTGGGATGTAGGCGTCGGCCTTGTTTAGGCGCAGGGGCATCACGATGCCGATAAAGTCCGGGTTATGCGATTGATACAGTCCGGCGCCGGTGCCATTGTGCGCAAGGTAGAGCCCGGAATATTTGCCGGTGCCCACCGTAGCAGCTGCGCAGTCGCGCACGGCTACCAAGTAATCCGGGTTATATTGCGCGATCTCACCCGTCGGGGCCGTCGGGACAACACGGCGCCAGTCCGGAAATTTACCGTCAACGAAAGCAAACACGGTGCCGGTGCTGCAATAGTCTAGTTTTGCTTTGGCGCCGTCGGTTTCGAGTTCGGCGTGCTCTACCGGGTTTCGCCCGGCCTTTTGCAGCTTAATACCGAGCACGACGTCGCGCGGGATGATCCACTGGCCGATAGTGTCGCCGTCTTGCCTTGCCTCGCGGATTGCGACGAGCTTGTGTCCGTCAGTGGCTACATAGAACCGCCCGGCTTCGGTAACTTCAAACAGCACGCCGTTAAGGTAATAGCGGATATCGGACTTCGGGCTGATATGCTTTGCCAGGGCTTGCAGGTATTTCAGATTGACTTGCATGATTCCCTCACTAGGTTGACGGCGCAATGCGCGCCCCGATGCCGGCCATGCCGGCATCAGGTCGAGCACTACAGCTGCGGCACTACAAACGGCGGCACGTAGTCCTGCGAGAGCTTGTCGCGCTGGCGGATCGCCAGGTTGAGCTTGTCGCGCTGCGCCTCGCTGATGTTGGGCGATTTAACGGCCTGATACAGCTCGTCCAGAGTATGCGAAGGGTAGAGGCGCTTGCTGCGTAGTGCTCCGTCCATGGTTGATTCCCTCACTAGGTTGATTGATAACGCGCGATCATTAGAACACGTTTCAGCAAGCGTTGCAAGACTTTTCTTTACACTGCTTGCGTGATCTATATAAGCAGTTACCGTGCCAGAATGTAAGGCATTGTTTTATAAGGATTTGCCTTACAGCGTGGGCGTGGAAGTGACGCGTAACGTCACTTTGTGACGCAAAATTTTGTCATGGTCGCGAATGGTCGCGGATAGTCAACGAGGGGGGCATAGAATGACCATGGAATGGGCTTTGATTTTCAAGGCTTTTTTGCTTTTATAGGCAATATGGTCATTTAGTTTTTATAGTCTAGAAAGTCTAATAATATATAATATGGACTATACGGCTGTAGAGATACGCGCGCGCACACAGCCGCGTATTTCTCCAGCGCGTGAACCGCGCCGAAAAAAATGACCATATTGCCCATAATGCCTGTTTTCCCTTGCCAATCAAGGCTTTAGGTATGGTCATTTTGCTTTTTCAAGATTGCCCATGTCATGACTATGCCATGACCATACCTAGCATTCACTTTCCGGCACGCAGTCTGGCGCCACCTGGCCGCACGAATCGGCCTGCTCTGTTTTTCCAATGACCATTTTGCCCATAGTCATCTAGTCATGACCATATTGCCCATGATCTGATTGACCGGCTGACCGGCTGACCGGCTGATCGGCTGACCGGCTGACCGGCTGACCGGCTGACCGGCTGACCGGCTGACCGGCTGACCGGCTGACCGGCTGACCGGCTGACCGGCTGCGTGCTAACAGCCTGCTAGCTTGTTGCAGTGCAGCAGCAGGCCCCCGGCCAGGGCCCGCGCCGACCGGGCTTGGTTCCGGGTGGGGTTACAAAAATTTTTTTATTTTTCAGCCCGCTATCAAACATCGCCTTACGCATCGGCAAAATGGTCAAATGGTCTTTCATTTTCAGTCGCACGCCGCTAAACTGCGCAGCATGACGTTCAAAAGCCTACCGTTGACGGTTAGAGAGATCAGGGCGACTGAGGCGACGCTGGAGCGCATCTATCAGGCCGCGTATCTAGGTTTGAAGGATGATGCTCTAGCTTTAGCTGCTGGATTACTACCTGTAGAGTACAAGCGACTGAAAGAGCTTGACCAAACTGCCCAAATTGCCGAACTTAAGGGGCGCGCCGATAGTGAACGCGAAAACAGCCAGCACCTGCTTAACGCTGCCCGCGCTGGTGATGCCAAGGCCGCCCTCGCCATCTTGCAGCACACCCACGGCTGGGTGGCCAAGCAGGCCATCTCTGTTGAGGTTGACCAGCGCATCAGCGTCATCGACGCCCTGCGCGCTGCTGAGAGCCGCGTCATCGAGGGGCAAGTCGTGACCCCCGCGCTGGAGGTTTCACGTGAATCCACGCCGCCGCTGAAGCGGTACCAGGCCGTGCAGGAGTCTGCTTGACCCACCTACTGATAGCCTTAACAATCTACGTCGTCGTCAGAATCGTCATTGACGCGCTGTTTGACTGATGCAAAAGCCTATCTACAGCCCGGACGATGAACAGCTGCTGATGACCCGGCTGTGGAGCCCGTCGGTCAAGGACGACCCCGAGGCGTTCGTGCTGTTTGCCTTCCCGTGGGGGCAGGAGAACACACCGCTGGCCAAGTACAAAGGCCCGCGCATGTGGCAGCGCCAGGTACTGCGCGACATCAAGGCGCACATCCAGAAGAACCAAGGGCAGGTCAACATGGACACGCTACGGGCGGCGGTGGCCTCCGGGCGTGGGATCGGCAAGTCGGCGCTGGTTAGCTGGCTCATCCTGTGGATGCTGTCCACCCGCATCGGCAGCAGCGTCATCATCTCGGCCAACAGCGAGGCGCAGCTGCGCAGCGTGACCTGGGGCGAGCTGACCAAGTGGTGCACCATGGTCATCAACGCCCACTGGTGGGAGATCAGCGCGACCAAGCTGATGCCGGCCAAGTGGCTAACGGACATCGTGGAGCGCGACTTGAAGAAGGGCACACGCTACTGGGCAGCGGAGGGCAAGCTGTGGTCGGAGGAGAACCCGGACAGTTACGCCGGTGTGCACAACCACGACGGGATGATGCTGGTGTTTGACGAGGCAAGCGGTATTCCCGACGCCATCTGGTCGGTGGGCGCGGGCTTCTTTACGGAGAACATCTTGGACCGCTACTGGCTGGCGTTCTCCAACCCCCGGCGCAACAGCGGCTACTTCTTTGAGTGTTTCCACGCCAAGCGTGATTTTTGGCACACGCGGCAGGTGGACGCCCGGACGGTCGAGGACACCGACCGGCGGGTGTACGAGCAGATCATCGCCGAGTATGGCGAGGACTCCAGCCAGGCGCGGGTGGAGGTGTACGGTGAGTTTCCCAGCATGGGCGACGACCAGTTCATCGCGCCAAGTTTGGTGGCCGACGCGGCCCAACGCCCGCGCTACAAGGACTCGACCGCGCCGATCATCTTGGGCGTGGACCCGGCACGGGGCGGGGCGGACTCCACCGTCATCGCCGTGCGGCAAGGGCGCGACCTGGTGGCGCTGCATCGCTACCAGGGCGAGGACACCATGACCATCGTGGGGCGGGTGATCGACGCCATCGAGGAGTACAAGCCGGCGCTGGTGGTGCTGGACGAGGGCGGGCTGGGCTACGGCATCTTGGACCGGCTGCACGAGCAGCGGTACAAGGTGGTCCGGGGGGTGAACTTCGGGTGGAAGGCCAAGAATCCGGTGATGTACGGCAACAAGCGCGCCGAGCTGTGGGGCACGATGAAGGACTGGCTGCGCACCGCCAGCATCCTGAACGACCGGGGGCTCAAGGCCGACCTGACCGGGCCGACCATCAAGCCTAACTCGTCGGGCACCATCTTCTTGGAGGGTAAGAAGGAGATGAAGGCGCGGGGGTTGGCCAGCCCCGACGCGGCGGACGCGCTGGCGGTGACGTTTGCATTTCCGGTCGCGCACAGGCAATATGTTGAAAAGTCCACCGCAAAGGGGTATTCTGCGAACGGTGTGGCAACCAGTTGGATGGGGGCGTAATGGCCAAGAAGGGCGTATCGCTGTCGGTTGGGCGCGGTGAGAAACTGCCGGTGAGCAAGGGCGCGGGGCTGACGGCCAAGGGCCGGGCCAAGTATAACGCCGCCACGGGCAGCAAACTCAAGGCGCCAGCGCCCAGCCCCAAGACCGCAGCAGACAAGGGGCGCAAAGCATCGTTCTGCGCCCGCATGAAGGGCGTGGTGGCCAAGGCCAAGGGGCCGGCGGAACGCGCTAAAGCCTCTCTCAAACGGTGGAAATGCTCATGAAACCTGGACTTTACGCTAATATTCATGCAAAACGTGAGCGCATCAAGGCGGGAAGCGGCGAAAAGATGCGCAAACCGGGCGCAAAAGGTGCGCCAACGGCCAAAGCCTTCAAAGAATCGGCCAAAACCGCCAAAAAACCCGCGAAAGGACGATAATGCCGCTGGTAAAATCACCATCTAAGACCGCGTTTCGTAAAAACGTCTCGGCGGAAGTCAAATCAGGCAAGCCGGTGAAGCAGGCCGTGGCTATCGCCTACTCCGTACAGCGCAAAGCTGGCGGCAAGAGCAGCAAAATGGGGTCTAAAAAGCGATAATGCCGACCATTAACCAAGACCCGACTGGCATCAACAAGGTCGGAGAGGTAGCCGATCGCGGTGGCCCGGAAAAACAGCCGGATCACCGCGATGTGCTATCGCAAATGCGTGACCGGCTCAAGATGGGCATCTCGGCGTACAGCGAAAGCCGGGAAGATGAGCTGGACGACCTGCGGTTCATGGCGGGCTCGCCCGACAACCAGTGGCAGTGGCCCCAGGATGTGCTGGCCACACGCGGATCGGTGCAGGGCCAGACGGTCAACGCCCGGCCTTGCCTGACCATCAACAAGCTGCCGCAACATGTGCGGCAAGTCACCAACGAGCAGCGGCAGAACCGCCCGTCGGCCAAGGTCATACCGGCCAATGACATGGCCGACCCCGAGGTGGCCGAGGTCATGAACGGCATGATCCGGCATATTGAGTATATGTCGGACGCGGACGTGGCCTACGACACCGCCTGCGACAACCAGGTCACCTACGGCGAGGGCTACATCCGCATTTTGACCGAGTATTGCGACGAGAACTCGTTCGATCAGGACATCAAGATCGGTCGGATTCGCAACTCGTTCTCCGTCTACATGGACCCGCTGATCCAAGACCCCACCGGGGCGGACGCGGAGTGGTGCTTCATCACCGAGGACTTGACCAAAGAGGAGTACGAGCGCCTCTACCCCAACGCCGCACCGCTGACGTCCATCATGGCGCAGGGCATCGGCGACCAAGACATCAGCCAGTGGATTAGCGAGAACACGATTCGCATCGCTGAGTACTTCTACATCAAGCACGACAAGGCCACGCTGCTGATGTTCCAAGGCGGCATGACAGCGTTTGAAGGCAGCCCCGAGGCCAAGGACATGCAGCGCATGGGCTTGACGCCTGTGCGCAAGCGCCAGGCTGACCGCCGGCGGATCATGTGGATGAAAACCAACGGCTACGAGGTGCTGGAGGAGCGTGAGTGGGCTGGTCGGTTCATTCCGGTCATCCGGGTCGTGGGCAACGAGTTCCAGGTTGACGGTCGCATCTTCATCTCCGGCATCGTGCGCAACGCCAAAGACGCGCAGCGCATGTACAACTACTGGACCAGCCAGGAAGCCGAAATGCTGGCACTGGCGCCCAAGGCGCCGTTCATCGGCTACGGCGGCCAGTTTGAGGGCTACGAATACCAATGGAAAACGGCCAACACGCACAACTGGCCCTACCTTGAGGTCAACCCCGACGTCACCGACGGCTCCGGGTCTGTGCTGCCGTTGCCCCAACGGGCACCACCCCCACTGCCGCAGACTGGCCTCATCCAGGCCAAGATGGGCGCGTCTGAGGACATCAAGGCGACCACCGGGCAGTAC